GTATGGACTGATTACGGTGGCGGTAATTCTATACAAATTAAGACCGGTGCTAACGAATGGAACTGGTATATGCATTTATCTAAGCAATTAGCAAGACAAGGCCAACGTATTAAAGCTGGTCAACTGATAGGGAAATCAGGTGCTACAGGTAATTTCGTTAGAGGAGCACACTTACATTTCCAATTGATGCAAGGGTCGCATCCAGGGAATGATACAGCTAAAGATCCAGAAAAATGGTTGAAGTCACTTAAAGGTAGTGGCGTTCGAAGTGGTTCAGGTGTTAATAAGGCTGCATCTGCTTGGGCAGGCGATATACGTCGTGCAGCAAAACGAATGGGTGTTAATGTTACTTCGGGTGATGTAGGAAATATCATTAGCTTGATTCAACACGAATCAGGAGGAAATGCAGGTATAACTCAATCTAGTTCGCTTAGAGACATCAACGTTTTACAGGGCAATCCAGCAAAAGGATTGCTTCAATATATCCCACAAACATTTAGACATTATGCTGTTAGAGGTCACAACAATATATATAGTGGTTACGATCAGTTATTAGCGTTCTTTAACAACAGATATTGGCGCTCACAGTTTAACCCAAGAGGTGGTTGGTCTCCAAGTGGTCCAAGAAGATATGCGAATGGTGGTTTGATTACAAAGCATCAACTTGCTGAAGTGGGTGAAGGAGATAAACAGGAGATGGTTATCCCTTTAACTAGACGTAAACGAGCAATTCAATTAACTGAACAGGTTATGCGCATCATCGGTATGGATGGCAAGCCAAATAACATCACTGTAAATAATGATACTTCTACAGTTGAAAAATTGTTGAAACAAATTGTTATGTTAAGTGATAAAGGAAATAAATTAACAGATGCATTGATTCAAACTGTTTCTTCTCAGGATAATAACTTAGGTTCTAATGATGCAATTAGAGGTTTAGAAAAAATATTGTCAAAACAAAGTGGGCATAGAGCAAATGCAAATAATTATATGGGAGGTTTGACTAATTAATGCAATCTTTTGTAAAAATCATAGATGGTTACAAGGAAGAAGTAATAACAGATTTTAATCAGCTTATATTTTTAGATGCAAGGGCTGAAAGTCCAAACACCAATGATAACAGTGTAACTATTAACGGAGTAGATGGTATTTTACCGGGCGCAATTAGTTTTGCGCCTTTTTCATTAGTATTAAGGTTTGGCTATGATGGTATAGATGTTATAGATTTAAATTTATTTGAGCATTGGTTTAGATCTGTGTTTAATCGCAGACATCCTTATTATGTTATTACTTCTCAAATGCCTGGTGTTAAATATGCAGTGAATACAGCTAATGTTACATCTAATTTAAAAGATGGTTCTTCAACTGAAATTGAAGTAAGTTTAAATGTTTATAAAGGGTATTCTGAATCAGTTAATTGGACCGATAGCGAGTTCTTATTCGACTCTGATTGGATGTTTGAAAATGGAATTCCTCTTGATTTCACACCTAAATATACTCATACATCAAATCAATTTACTATTTGGAACGGTTCTACTGATACGATAAATCCACGATTCAAGCACGATTTGAAAATATTAATTAATTTAAATGCGAGTGGAGGATTTGAACTGGTTAACTATACAACAGGTGATATTTTTAAGTACAACAAAAGTATAGATAAAAACACTGATTTTGTTTTAGATGGTGTGTATGCATATCGAGATATAAATAGAGTGGGAATTGATACAAATAGAGGCATTATAACATTAGCGCCAGGTAAAAATGAATTTAAGATTAAAGGAGACGTCAGTGATATTAAAACTACATTTAAGTTTCCTTTTATTTATAGGTAGGTGATTTAATGGATTATCATGATCATTTATCAGTAATGGATTTTAATGAATTGATTTGTGAAAATTTACTAGATGTAGATTATGGTTCTTTTAAAGAATATTATGAACTGAATGAAGCTAGGTACATCACCTTTACAGTTTATAGAACTACTCATAATAGTTTTGTTTTTGATTTATTGATTTGTGAAAACTTCATAATTTATCATGGTGAAAAATATACAATTAAGCAGACAGCGCCAAAGGTTGAAGGTGATAAAGTTTTTATTGAAGTTACGGCATATCACATAATGTATGAATTTCAAAATCACTCAGTGGAATCAAATAAGCTTGATGACGACAGTAGCGAAACTGGTAAAATGCCAGAATACTCTTTAGATGAGTACTTAAGATATGGATTTGCAAATCAAAAAACTTCGGTCAAAATGACCTATAAAATAATTGGAGATTTTAAGCGAAAAGTACCGATTGACGAATTAGGTAACAAAAACGGCTTAGAATACTGTAAAGAAGCGGTAGACCTGTTTGGCTGTATAATTTACCCAAATGATACAGAGATTGGTTTTTATTCTCCTGAAACATTTTATCAAAGAAGCGAGAAAGTGATTCGATATCAATATAATACTGATACTGTATCTGCAACTGTCAGTACATTGGAATTAAGAACAGCTATAAAAGTTTTTGGAAAAAAGTATACAGCTGAGGAAAAGAAAAATTATAATCCTATTAGAACAACTGACATTAAATATTCAAATGGTTTTATAAAAGAAGGTACTTATCGTACCGAAACAATTGGGTCTAAAGCTACTATTAACTTTGATTGCAAGTATGGTAATGAAACAGTTAGATTTACAATAAAAAAGGGCTCTCAAGGTGGAATATATAAGTTGATTTTAGACGGCAAGCAAATTAAGCAAATTTCTTGTTTTGCTAAGTCGGTTCAGTCTCAAACAATAGATTTAATAAAAAATATTGATAAAGGCAAGCACGTTTTAGAAATGATATTTTTAGGAGAAGACCCCAAAAACAGAATTGATATATCTTCAAATAAAAAAGCTAAGCCTTGTATGTACGTTGGAACTGAAAAATCAACAGTCTTAAATTTAATTGCTGATAATTCAGGTCGCAATCAATACAAAGCAATTGTTGACTACGTCGCAGATAGTGCAAAGCAGTTTGGGATTCGATATGCTAATACGCAAACAAATGAAGATATCGAAACACAGGATAAGCTGTTAGAATTTGCAAAAAAGCAAATAAATGATACTCCTAAGACTGAATTAGATGTTAATTATATAGGTTATGAAAAAATAGAGCCAAGAGATAGCGTATTCTTTGTTCATGAATTAATGGGATATAACACTGAATTAAAGGTTGTTAAACTTGATAGGTCACATCCATTTGTAAACGCAATAGATGAAGTGTCTTTCAGCAATGAAATAAAGGATATGGTACAAATTCAACAAGCGCTTAACAGACGAGTTATTGCACAAGATAATAGATATAACTATCAAGCAAATCGTATAAATCATTTATACACTAGTACTTTGAATTCTCCTTTCGAGACAATGGATATAGGGAGTGTATTAATATAATGGCAACAGAAGAAGTTAAAATCAAAGCGCTACTTGAAAACGATAAACAGTACTTTCCAGCTACACATTGGAAAGCTATAAATGGGATACCTTATGCAGGCAGTAGTGATATTGATGGATTGCCTCAAGACGGTATCATTTCGGTAGATGATAAAAATAAATTAGATAATTTAAAAATAGGCGAAGCAGGAATTATTCAAAATAGCATTGTACAGAAATCTCCAAACGGTAAATTGTGGAAAATAACAGTTGACGATAGTGGGAAACTTGGTACAGTGCTATTTTATTAGAAAGGAAGGTGCATTATGGAAAATTTGTATTTAATAAAGGATTTGGGAGCTTTAGCAGGTCGAGATTATAGAGCTAAGGAAATACAAAACTTACAAAGAATAGAGCAATTTGCGCTTGGCTTGACAACAGAGTTTAAGTTGCATCAGAAAGCTAAAACAATTCAACACTTCGCTGAGCAAATTTATTATAATGGTAGATCGCAAGCAGCAGTAAACAAATCTTTACAAAGTCAAATTAACGCACTTGTTGTGGCACCACGTAATAACAGTGCTAATGAGATTGTTCAAGCTCGAGTTAATGTAAACGGCGAAACCTTTGACACATTAAAAGAACATTTAGACGATTGGGAAACCAAAACTCAAATTAATAAAGAGGAAACTATAAGAGAATTAAATAAGACCAAACAAGAAATTCTTGATATCGAGTATCGTTTTGAACCTGATAAGCAAGAATTTTTATTTGTGACAGAACTTGCACCTCTTACAAATGCAGTAATGCAATCCTTCTGGTTTGATAATAGAACAGGCATAGTATACATGACACAAGCTAGAAATAATGGCTATATGCTAAGTCGTTTAAGACCTAATGGTCAATTTATAGACAGCTCATTGATTGTAGGTGGGGGTCATGGTACACATAACGGTTATAGATATATTGATGATGAGTTATGGATTTATAGTTTTATCTTAAATGGTAATAATGAGAATACATTAGTTCGTTTCAAGTATACGCCTAATGTGGAAATTAGCTATGGCAAGTATGGTATGCAAGATGTATTTACAGGACACCCAGAAAAACCCTACATCACCCCTGTCATAAATGAAAAAGAAAATAAAATTCTATACAGAATTGAGAGACCTAGAAGTCAGTGGGAACTTGAAAACTCAATGAATTATATAGAGATAAGAAGTTTAGACGATGTTGATAAAAATATTGATAAAGTTTTGCATAAAATCAGTATCCCTATGAGACTAACAAACGAAACCCAACCAATGCAGGGTGTGACTTTTGATGAAAAATACTTGTATTGGTATACAGGAGACAGTAATCCAAATAATAGAAACTATTTAACGGCTTTCGATTTAGAAACAGGAGAAGAAGCGTATCAGGTTAATGCTGACTATGGTGGAACACTAGATTCATTTCCTGGCGAATTTGCGGAAGCAGAAGGTTTGCAAATATACTATGACAAAGATAGTGGTAAAAAAGCTTTGATGCTAGGTGTTACTGTCGGTGGTGATGGAAATAGAACACATCGTATTTTCATGATTGGGCAAAGAGGTATTTTAGAAATACTTCACTCAAGAGGCGTTCCTTTTATCATGAGTGACACAGGTGGTAGAGTTAAACCTTTACCAATGAGGCCTGATAAACTTAAGAATCTTGGGATGTTAACAGAGCCAGGTCTTTACTATTTATACACTGATCATACAGTTCAAATTGACGACTTCCCACTACCAAGAGAATGGCGCGATGCAGGTTGGTTCTTAGAAGTAAAACCACCACAAACTGGCGGTGATGTGATTCAGATATTGACGCGTAATAGTTATGCAAGAAATATGATGACTTTTGAAAGGGTGCTTTCTGGAAGAACTGGAGACATTTCGGACTGGAATTATGTGCCTAAAAATAGTGGTAAATGGGAGAGAGTACCTTCATTCATCACAAAAATGTCAGATATTAACATAGTAGGCATGTCGTTTTATTTAACTACGGATGATACAAAACGTTTTACAGATTTTCCAACTGAACGTAAAGGGGTAGCTGGTTGGAACTTATATGTAGAAGCTTCAAACACAGGTGGCTTTGTTCATAGGCTAGTTCGTAATAGTGTTACAGCATCTGCTGAGATACTATTGAAGAACTATGATAGTAAAACAAGTTCAGGGCCATGGACTTTACACGAAGGGAGAATTATAAGTTAATGAGTAATTTAGAGAAATCTGTAGCTATAAATTTAGAAAACACAGCGCATTATGAAAATATTTCAAATCTAGATATAACTTTTAGAACAGGAGAGAGTGAATCTTCTGTTCTTCTTTTTAATATCACTAAAAATAATCAACCGTTATTATTGAGTGAAGAAAATATCAAAGCACGAATAGCGATTCGAGGTAAAGGAGTCATGGTAGTTGCTCCACTAGAAATATTAGATCCATTTAAAGGTATTTTAAAATTTCAATTACCTAATGATGTAATTAAACGAGATGGAAGTTATCAAGCTCAAGTTTCGGTTGCAGAATTAGGTAATTCAGACGTGGTAGTTGTAGAGAGAACTATCACATTTAACGTTGAAAAAAGTTTGTTTAGCAAGATTCCCTCTGAAACAAAACTACACTATATTGTTGAGTTTCAAGAATTAGAAAAAACTATTATGGATCGCGCGAAAGCAATGGACGAGGCTATAAAAAATGGTGAGGATTATGCGAGTCTGATTGAAAAAGCTAAAGAAAAAGGTCTATCAGATATTCAAATAGCAAAATCTTCAAGTATTGATGAATTAAAGCAACTTGCTAATAGCCGTATATCTGATTTGGAAAATAAAGCGCAAGCATATTCAAGAACATTCGATGAGCAAAAGCGATATATGGATGAGAAACATGAAGCCTTCAAGCAGTCAGTGAATAGTGGTGGTTTAGTCACAAGTGGTTCTACTTCAAATTGGCAAAAAGCTAAGATTACTAAAGATGATGGTAAGATAATGCAGATTACTGGATTTGATTTTAATAATCCAGAACAAAGAATAGGTGATTCAACCCAATTTATTTATGTTTCGCAAGCTATAAATTATCCAAGAGATGTTAGTACTAACGGTACTGTCGAATATTTAGTAGTAACTTCAGATTACAAGCGTATGACTTATCGACCGAACGGTACCAATAAAGTGTTTGTTAAAAGAAAAGAAGCGGGTTCATGGTCTGAGTGGTCAGAATTAGCTATTAATGATTACAATACACCTTTTGAAACTGTTCAAAGTGCCCAATCAAAAGCTAATATGGCCGAAAGTAACGCTAAATTATACGCAGATGACAAGTTTAATAAAAGGTATTCGGTTATTTTTGATGGAACAGCAAATGGTGTGGGCTCTACATTGTACTTAAATGAGAGTTTAGACCAATTTATTTTATTAATTTTTTATGGGACTTTTCCAGGTGGTGACTTTACAGAGTTTGGCAGTCCTTTTGGAGGAGGAAAGATTTCATTGAATCCCTCAAATCTTCCAGATGGTGATGGAAATGGTGGAGGTGTTTATGAGTTTGGATTAACTAAATCTAGTCGTACATCTTTAACTATATCAAACGATGTCTATTTCGACTTAGGAAGTCGAAGAGGTTCTGGTGCAAATGCAAATAGAGGGACAATTAACAAAATTATAGGAGTGAGAAAATAATGCAAATATTAGTTAACAAGCGTAATGAGATAATTTCATACGCTATCATTGGTGGCTTTGAAGAAGGTATTGATATTGAAAATTTACCAGAAAATTTCTCTCAAGTTTTTAGACCTAAAGCCTTTAAATATTCAAATGGGGAAATAGTTTTTAACGAAGATTATTCAGAAGAAAAAGATGACTTGCATCAACAGATTGACAGTGAAGAACAAAACACAGTCGCTTCTGATGACATCTTACGAAAAATGGTTGCTAGTATGCAGAAACAAGTTGTTCAAAGTACAAAGTTATCGATGCAAGTTAATAAGCAAAATGCACTAATGGCAAAACAACTTGTGACACTTAATAAAAAATTAGAAGAGGTTAAAGGAGAGACTGAAAATGCTTAAATTAATTTCACCAACATTCGAAGATATTAAAACATGGTATCAATTGAAAGAATATACTAAAGAAGATATAGCGTGGTATGTAGACATGGAAGTTATAGATAAAGAGGAATACGCAATTATTACAGGAGAAAAGTATCCAGAAAATATAGAGTCATAGGCCAAGAGTCTATGGCTTTTTAATTTGAATAAAGTGGGTGGCAGAATGTTTGGATTTACCAAACGACATGAACAAGATTGGCGTTTAACGCGTTTAGAAGAAAATGATAAGACTATGTTTGAAAAATTCGACAGAATAGAAGATAGTCTGAGAGCGCAAGAAAAAATTTATGACAAGTTAGATAGAAATTTCGAAGAACTAAGGCGTGACAAAGAAGAAGATGAAAAAAATAAAGAGAAAAATGCTAAAAATATTAGAGACATCAAGATGTGGATTCTAGGATTAATAGGGACGATTCTAAGTACATTTGTTATAGCCTTGTTAAAAACTATTTTTGGCATTTAAAGGAGGTGATTACCATGCTTAAGGGAATTTTAGGATATAGCTTTTGGTCGTGTTTCTGGTTTAGTAAGTGTAAGTAATAGTTAAGAGTCAGTGCTTTGGCACTGGCTTTTTATTTTGGATAAAAGGAGCAAACAAATGGATGCAAAAGTAATAACAAGATACATCGTATTGATCTTAGCATTAGTAAATCAATTCTTAGCGAACAAAGGTATTAGCCCAATTCCAGTAGACGATGAAACTATATCATCAATAATACTTACTGTAGTCGCTTTATATACAACGTATAAAGACAATCCAACATCTCAAGAAGGTAAATGGGCAAATCAAAAATTAAAGAAATATAAAGCTGAAAATAAGTATAGAAAAGCAACAGGACAAGCACCTATTAAAGAAGTAATGACACCTACGAATATGAACGACACAAATGATTTAGGGTAGGTGGTTGATATATGTTAATGACAAAAAATCAAGCAGAAAAATGGTTTGACAATTCATTAGGGAAACAATTCAACCCAGATGGTTGGTATGGATTTCAGTGTTATGATTACGCCAATATGTTCTTTATGTTAGCGACAGGCGAAAGGCTGCAAGGTTTATATGCTTATAATATCCCGTTTGATAATAAAGCAAAGATTGAAAAATATGGTCAAATAATTAAAAACTATGACAGCTTTTTACCGCAAAAGTTGGATATTGTCGTTTTCCCGTCAAAGTATGGTGGCGGAGCTGGACACGTTGAAATTGTTGAGAGCGCAAATTTAAACACTTTCACATCATTTGGTCAAAACTGGAACGGTAAAGGTTGGACTAATGGCGTTGCGCAACCTGGTTGGGGTCCTGAAACTGTGACAAGACATGTTCATTATTATGACAATCCAATGTATTTTATTAGGTTAAACTTCCCTAACAACTTAAGTGTTGGAGATAAAGCTAAAAACGTTATTAAGCAAGCAACTGCCAAAAAGCAAGCAGTAATTAAACCTAAAAAAATTATGCTTGTAGCCGGTCATGGTTATAACGATCCTGGAGCAGTAGGAAACGGAACAAACGAACGCGATTTTATCCGTAAATATATAACGCCAAATATCGCTAAGTATTTAAGACATGCAGGTCATGAAGTTGCATTATATGGTGGCTCAAGTCAATCACAAGACATGTATCAAGATACTGCATACGGTGTTAATGTAGGCAATAAAAAAGATTATGGCTTATATTGGGTTAAATCACAGGGGTATGACATTGTTCTAGAAATACATTTAGACGCAGCAGGAGAAAGCTCAAGTGGTGGGCATGTTATTATCTCAAGTCAATTCAATGCAGATACTATTGATAAAAGTATACAAGATGTTATTAAAAATAATTTAGGACAAATAAGAGGTGTAACACCTCGTAACGATTTACTAAATGTTAATGTATCAGCAGAAATAAATATCAATTATCGCTTATCTGAATTAGGTTTTATTACTAATAAAAATGATATGGATTGGATTAAGAAAAATTACGACTTGTACTCTAAACTAATAGCTGGTGCGATTCATGGTAAGCCAATTGGTGGAGTGGTAGCTAGTGAGGTCAAAGCGCCAGTTAAAAACGAAAAGAATCCGCCAGTGCCAGCAGGTTATACACTCGATAAGAATAATGTCCCTTATAAAAAAGAGGCTGGTAATTACACAGTTGCCAATGTTAAAGGTAATAACGTAAGGGACGGCTATTCAACTAATTCAAGAATTACAGGTGTATTACCTAATAACGCAACAATCAAATATGACGGCGCATATTGCATCAATGGCTATAGATGGATTACTTATATTGCTAATAGTGGACAACGTCGTTATATAGCGACAGGAGAGGTAGACAAGGCAGGTAATAGAATAAGTAGTTTTGGTAAGTTTAGCACGATTTAGTATTTACTTAGAATAAAAATTTTGCTACATTAATTATAGGGAATCTTACAGTTATTAAATAACTATTTGGATGGATGTTAATATTCCTATACACTTTTTAACATTACTCTCAAGATTTAAATGTGCGTAACTGGCAGGTACTTCGGTACTTGCCTATTTTTTTATGTTATAGCTAGCCTTCGGGCTAGTTTTTTGTTATGATGTGTTACACATGCATCAACTATTTACATCTATCCTTGTTCACCCAAGCATGTCACTGGGTGTTTTTTC